TGCAGAGAACACACATGGTACATTAACTGCTAGATTTAGTTTTGATATACAAGGCAACGCCAACTATAACGGTGGGCATGCTGGAGTAGATGTACGAGATCCAGAGTTAAAGCTTAACTACAATGCTCTATCCTCTACAACAGTAACTACAGTTGAGTACTGCTGGGAGAAGGTGCCAAGTACCTGTCCCGCCCAAGATGAAATTGCAGAGGTTGAAACTTTCTTAGATACCTTTGAAGAAGACCTATATCTAGATGATATATATGTTTATGAAGAAGATTATTTCATACCAGAGGAGATAGATTTTGAATACTCATTCAATGATGAATATTTTGAAGAAGAAGAGTTTGAAATACAAGAAGACTATTTAGTACTTGATGAATTTTTTTTTAAAGAGGATTACTATCAAGACGACTATTACGAAGAGTTTGACATGGAAGAATTTTTTCCAGAAACTCTTGCCTTTGAAGAAGTAGAGTTCTTTGAAGAGATGCCAGAGATGGAGTTTGAAGAAGAGTACTTTGAAGAGTTTACCATGAATGAACTTCCACCGATGGAAGAGATGTACTTTGATGAGCCAGAATACTTTGAAGAAGAAGTATATATGGAAGCCTTTACAGATGAAGCTTTCATAGAAGAGTTTGATGAGATGTTTGATGAGATGCCAATGGAAGAAATGAATGTAGAAATGGCAGAAGAGATGTTCGAGGAAATGTTTGAAGAATACTTTGAAGAAGAGCCACCAATGGAAATGGTTGAAGAGTTCAAAGAAGAAATAATTGAAGAGCCAATGGAAGAACCAGAAGAAATGGAAGTTGCCATGGCTAAAGAAGAAGTAATGGAGGAACCTGATGAGGTTATGGAGGAGACTAATAATGAAGTTGAAGAGCAATCCAGTAGCGAAGAGCCTCTTGCAGACGAACCGCAAGAGACCGCAGAAGATCCGCAACAAGAAGAAACAATCGAGGAGCCAACTGAAGTCGCAGTTGTTGAAGGAAACACAACTGAAGAACCAGATACTCCTAACGAGAATGTGGAAGTCAATTTAGATCTTAAAGTTGCAGCAATTGAAAAGGTTATTAAGTCACAAATAAAAAATACTATGCAACAAACTGAGGCTACTCTCAATGTAATCAATGAAGTTGTTAGCAGAGAAATGATAGCCATGCAACCTGATATGTCTAGTTATGTAAGCATGAACCAGGCACTATTTGATACCAGACAATTACCACAAGGTAACCCTGCATTCTTCAATCAAGTTAGTTTAGATTCATACTCTAATGAAATATATACTAATGTTGCATCTATAAGTACAATGATTGGATCTGATCCTATAGTTCAGCACCAATTAAAGATGGAAGATGCACAAGACAATACTAAAAAGGCTTATTTTAAATTAAAGGAGTTATTAGATGCCAGAAATATTCAATAAATTATCATCATATGCTGCACTAATTGGTGTTATTGGAGCTATAGGTGGTGGGTTTTATGCCTGGGGAGAATTCAATACAAGACTTAGTGCACTTGAAGGAGTGTCTTATGAGTCGACTGATCTATCAGGAATCACTGATGACCTAAAGGAATTAAATGAAAAGCTAAATATTAAAGTTCAAGAGTTACAATCAGAGATGAATGGAAACTTTATAGAACTACTAGACATGCAAGCTGCTGATCATAATGAACTACAAGACAAAGTAGACGTTATCAGTAAAGACATTGCAATTAACAACGCAGCTATTGAATATCTTGATGCCAAGATTGAAGAAGTAAAAGCTGCACAAGATAATCCATTACTTAATTAGGGGGAATTATGGTAGATACACTAGCACCAAAAAAAATATACAAACAGAGGGATCTAGACAAGAGCCTAACTCCATCTCCTGTTGCAGCTGCACTTATGACACCAGCACAGAATGTTATAGATGTTGCACCAAAAGGAGATAAACCAAATCCCCTATTGAATATGGCACAAGTAGACTACCTTGTAAATGCAGATATAGTTACAAATCAAATGAATGAAAAGACAGCCCCTTCTGTCAAGGAAAGACAACAAACTGTACGTTCTTCAGAAGAAACTGTAGCGGAAAAGCAAACAGGGAAAGAGGTAGTTAAAGATGTACCTCAAGGATTAGTAGCAAAGCCTGCTGTTATGTATGCTAGAGAAGGGCTTACAGATACCCCAATTGATAGTCCTTTAGTTGTTGGAGAAGATGGTCCTGAAATGATAATACCTACAGGAAAAGGAAAGTTCACTGTGATACCCAATGAGGCATTACAAGGTATAATGTCTAGGATTACTACAGATAAAGAATCACCTGCAACAGTTATGGCACAAGGGCCAGCATATTCTGAGGAAGAAATGGAAATACTTAGAGATAGTTTTTTTGAAGGTCCAGCCTCTGACTTTCAATCTTTTGAACAATACCTAAACAGTCAGAGAGCTAGAGACGATTTATCATCTTAACCAGTATCCTTAATCTTATAGGGATCTGTATTTAAGTTTGGTATCTTATCCCCTTGTTCACCAGCTAATATACTCTCAAGATTTTTATGTAAATAAGTTATAGCAGAGCCAACAATAGAATCTTTTGTTAGTGTCTCAGCTACTTCTTTTAAGCTACATCCATATTGTAATAATAAAGATATCATCTTACCCGATGCCCTGAGTTCTCTATCTAAAGTAGACTCAGTAGGTCTTACCTTAATCCATACAGCCATAGGCGTTATGCCTGTTACCGATACAGCATAGTCTACTATTGCTAGTACCCTCCTATCATCAATTTTCATTCGAACAGTTATACTTCGCATTCTCATTGGGACTTCGGCTCTCATTGTGTTTTCCATTATATCCTTTCTATTAATTGTTTAATATCACCACTTAACTTTTGGCTGTTTTCAATGCAGTGCTTGACTACACTTGCTAGTAGGTTAGCATAGAATATTTCATTAATACCCTCAAGGCTAACTTTTAATTTACTAGGTGCAATGTAGTCAAGATCAACCGCAATCTGACTGTTGTCAGTCAGAGACACTTTCATATTGAAAAGTTCAGAATTATTTTTTTGCATTGTCAGCTGGTTTCGCTACAAAGTCTGCTCCTATCTTTGG